GAAAAACTGTTGTCCCCATGCTAAGTTAGCAGCTGTTGGATCAGCTCCAACATAATAAGGTACAGAAGATGTTACTCCAGTATTTAATGATTGTTGAAATGCTGATGGAGTCGATGCTGTTGCTGTAGTGATTCCTCCACCTCCGCCACCTTGATTTTGAGCGGCTAGCCATGCTGCGTAACTAGGATAACCCATGTATCCTCTATCTCCACCTTCTCCTCCAGTTGGAGTATATAATGGCTTAACAGTTTTTCCTGTGTAATCTACTCCACCTTTACCCATAGTTAAACTAAGATAATTATCTATATCTTTTTGTGATACTACATCTTGATCTAATACTGATTTCATATGTGCCATTCTATTTAATCCTGTCATAAAATTATCATAAGTAGGGTCTCCTTGAAGCTGACCTAGCATACCTGGTAGTTCTATACGAGTGTCTGCATCTGTTCTTGCATACAGTAAACCTAATGGATTTGAATGAGGTTTTTTTCTTTTTGATTTTTCTATATTATAAAGTGCATCTAATGAATCGTCCAAATCCGCCACTAGAGGTTGCTTCATTAAATACTCTCTGAATTGGTCATAAGTTAAATCTCTTCCATATCCTAATAATTCTTCTATTTGGTCTTCGGTTAAATTATATTTATCTAAATAAGCTTTATATTTTTTTTGTAAATTTTTTTGAAACCAGTCTTTTTTTCTTTGTGTAGCTTTTCTTGTCTTAGAGGCTTTTTTAATTTCTTTAATTTGTTTTTTAACTTCGGGTGAATCACCTTTGCCTGGTTTTCCTCCACCTCCTCCTGCAGCTATAAACCCTGCACGAAGTTCAGCTGCTCGGCCTGGATCCATACCTTGTGGTGATCCTCCTGTTTCAGCAGCACTTATATCTGCGCCAGTAATACCAGCCTCCATATCAGCTAGATCGCCGTTTAATGACATAACTCCACCAGGTCCGGTATTAGGTCCATCTTTTAAAGAGTTGTGTAAATCTTTTTTAACTAATAAATCTTTTTCTTTTTTTGTAATGTATGCTAATTCTGTTTTAGGATGATCCGGTGCAGATTGCCAATGTTTTGGCACTGTTACCATATCAGTTATACCACCCTTACTTTTTTGAATTCTACTTCCATAGGTATCGGTCCAGTCTCTTGCGATCTCTGGCTCGTTAGCCCATAGGTATCTTCTTTGTTTTTCTGATTTAAATGGCATTATTCTCCTCTGCTGTCCCAGATATCTAAAGCTATATTATATACCTTCATTTGTAGTTCAAAAGGAAGATCATAAAAATCTCTTCCATATTGTTCTTCAGCTATTTGCATAGCTATCTCTTGAGCTTTTTCACCTCTAAGACCACCGCCAGCTACTTGCATAGTTTCTTTTTCATCTAGCGTTTCAATTCCTTGTGGAGTATCTATTGTTTCTCTCATACTTAATTCTTCCATATCACCGCCGAATCTTGCAGGGATTCTTCCAGGTCCTTGTTCCATGTTCCGTGGTCCAAGACTCCCGATGCCTTGTTGTTCTTGCATCTCATCTTGTTGTGCTTGTTGTAGTATTTGTTTCCAAACACCGCTTCTAAAGAATTCATCGAAGTTAGAAAACTGACCTTTTTCTTCTGGACCCATAGCATCCCATACTTGTTTAGCCATCATCATTTCTTCTTGTGATTGCATTGGGGGTCTTGGTCCTTCTTTGCCTCTATATCTAATTGAAGGCGCTCCTGTTTCTAATTCTTCTGAAATTTGTATATCTGTTATTGCCATAATTTTGCCTATTTTACTCGGGTTTATTATCTTACTTTGTTTTTGAAAAAAGATCAAGGTTTGGCATTAAAACATGGACATCTCTTCTGATGTCCTCTTCGGCCACTCCTTTTGCTTTCCACTCTTCCTCGGTCTTATATTCCTCTCCTGTTTTCTTATTTTTTATAGTTGTTGTTACCTTTGCTGGTTTTACTACCGGCACTTCTTTTCCATTTATTATTGTTGTTTTCATTATGTAGTTACTTCTTTCTTAATGTTTAAGTAGCTGACAGCAAAATCAAATGAATCTGTGCTGCCTGCTTTAATTGTAAGGGTTTTTCCACCCTCTACTATTAACGGTTGGGTTAATAATTCTCTTGTTGTATTGGCATCTAAAGCTGCGGTTTTAATAGTTGTAATAGCATTATTAGTAACAGTCACACTCGGGGTTCCAGCTGATGTAACAAGAATAGATTTAATAACATACGTTTCACTAACTAAAGGATTACCACTACCAAACGGATTTAGTTCTCCATTAGTAGTATCATTATCTACTCCTACAAATTTATATTGATTAACAACAGCAGCCATTATTCTAAAAAGAAGCTTCTAGCTTCTATCTCCTGTTTTAATTCTTCTTGAAACGTTGTATTTAGTTTTTCTAACACGGCGTCTAAGTCTCGCACAAGTGATTGTGCTACATCTTCTCTATAGTCTGGACTTGCTCTAGTTAATGATTGTACTATTTTAGCCATTATCTTCTTCCTCCTGCATGCACATCTAATCTAAAAGTTCCTAACTTCCAATTGGAATCTACTGCGGTATTTGCTATCTTAACGGCAACCGCTCTACCCCTAGCTCTACAAGATTTATATTGAGTAGAAGAGGTAATGGTAAAGGGTCCTAATGTTGAACTAGCTGCTGTGTCATTTGGAAAATCTCTAAGGTTTAATGTAACAATTGTATTTCCTGCTTGGGTTATAAAGTCTGGTAAAAATCTACTAACTCTCATTATAAATTCCCCATCTCCTCTAAAAGTAATTCCTTGTCTTTGATCTTGTGTAATGTCAAAATCTCCAGATAATATATTAGATGGGATAGCGCTTGTAGTTCCTATTTTAATTTGATTAACTCCTGTTTCATGTTCATAGTAATAAGTTACTCCATCATAATTTCCAGTCACATCAAAAGATGTGTCTGTATCAGCATCATAATTAGTTGCATGTGGTAAACCAAAGATTGCTGAGTCAACCCAAGTAGTTCTTGGAAAGAGAGAACTAGCATTAGTATACCAAATAGGTCTGTTAATGGTTGAATCTAAATAACTATAAAGAACACATCTATTGTTTACATTTGAATCAGCAGTAGGATAAAACCACATTACTTCTCCAAACAAGTTATTCAATCCACAATAAATCATTTGGTTAGAAGTTTTATTTAAATCATCATAGACATAGTCTTCTACTAAACAGTCTAAAGATTCTAGTTTACCAGTAAATCTAAAGAAACCGTTTTCAGACATCCAATACGCAGCACCATCCACTTCAACCGCCGCATTTTTTCCAATTAAACCACAGTTAGTTCCTACTTGTTCGAATGCGAAAGTAAAAGGTTGACCCACAAAACGCATGGTAAATAATGAGGTATCTGTCCATACGTAAAGTGCGTTTCTACCTAGTTCACTTCCCATGATCCGTGATCCAGCGGCCAGTCTTTGTGTACCAGCTGTATTGGTTGCGGTTGGTGTCCAAGTATTTATATCTTCTTGAGAAGAAAATCTTATAAACATGTCATCTTGTGTAGCTGTGTTTCCTATAGTTGTTTCAGTTCCAAATAAAACTAAGTGACGATCGGGTGTTGATACTAACATATCCCTAGATGCAGTGGGTGCTCCAGAAATAACAGTGGCTCGTGTTGCTGTTGCATTAGTTGCATCAGCGTCCCATTCAAACACAGCTCCATTAAAAATTAAAGCTACTAAAGTAGATCCCAAATTATCTAACGACCATAATCCAGGTTCAGCTACTTTATCGGTTGTGGCTGCCGCTTGACCCCAAGCAGCATAATCACTGGTATTGGTAACTGTTGCTCCATCTGAATGAGCCGCTCGAGTGGTTCCTCGCACTGCTCTAGTAATTCCGGTTAATGTTGTGGTTCCCGAAACTCCTGTATAAGAAATTTCTTCTGTCCCTACTAAAATGTAATTGGTTCCTGTAGTTGGAAAACCTGTAACGGAATCTAAAACAATACTAGTTCCTGAGCCGCCAGTTCCATAGACATTATCTCCTAAAGCTCCATCTAAAGTATTGGTTTGAGGATTAGTTACCGTACCACCAAATTGAGATATACCCCACCCAAATACTCCCACCTGGTCAGCTGGACCTACGTGGTAGTATCTATAATAAGTTATTCCTCCAGAAGTTGTGGCTCCTGAATCAGTTTCAGTCGCTCCGGCATTAATGGTAATAGTATCATTAGTAGGTGCAGATAATACCATAAATTTTTTATCGCAAAAGGTAGTAGCATCAAAAACAGAATCAGTAATAGAACTAAATGTAGAAGAATCTCCAAATAAAATAATGTCTCCAGCAACCAAACCATGAGCAGAACCAAAAGTTACTGTAACAGTTGTGCTACTATTAGTAGTAGTAAATGCATTAGTAATAGCTGTGCCTGATGGATTAACTAATGGATGAATATCATAGTAAACTCCTCCAGAATAAACATATAAAATTCTATTAGTACCTAAGATAGCGTATTTAATACCCTCCTTATTAACCATATGATGAAGGGCTCTAGTAGCACCAGTTAATTTTTTATCTCCTAACGATGCCCATCCTCCTATCTTTTCAGGAGTGCCGTATCTAAATCTAACATTTTCTCCCTCTGTCCATTGCGCTTCTGCTCCGGTAGGGGTAATTTGTTTATTGAATCCTGGTAAAAATCCTATCTTTTGTAGCATATAAAAACCTGTTTAGGAGGTAATATATCAGATTATTAATAAATTCAATATCTTTAATCGAAGGTATAGATAGCTATAATTCGGGGTCCTTTTTTAGGATAAATTTGATAATGAGAGCACTTTTTAAATAAAACTCCTTTATATTTTTTAGGAGTTATTTTGTCAGTTATTTTATTATTCTTAAGAAGAACGGTTTGGGCATTTTTATCGCAATCATTTAAATAAATAATTAACTGTTTATGATTAAAAGGATGATCAATATGAGAGGGACACCTATTTAATTTAATATTAAAGGTTAAGTTAACAGCAATTCTAAAAATTTTATTAATTGTTATTTTATGTTTATCACAAAAAGCAAATAAAAAGTCTAGAAATATATCTGTATATTCAGAATTAAAAGTGTTTCCCGGGGAATATTTAGAATTAAATCCAATATCATTAACATTTCTATCTTCAGGTCTTTTAAGTATTACATGTGATAAATAAGGATATTTTAAAGTTTTACCAAAAGCAGTTCCCATATAAAAAGGAAGTTTAGCTTTTTCTATTAATTCTTTTATATGGCTTTTATGTTCTTTAGATAAGAAGTTGTGACTTTGTTTAATAATTTGTGTCATAATTTTACTTCTGTTAAATCTTCTTTATTTCCAATCCTTCCTTTAACAAAACTATTAAAAGATAAACTTATTCTAGTTTTATCCTCTATTATTTTATTTACCGAATGTTTTAGATTAGAAGGAAATATAATAATCATTCCTTGTTTTACAGGGATGTGCCATGTTAAAGAATTAAAAGGATTATATTCCTTTACTCCTAATTGGATTTGTTCATATTCTCTTTTATGAAAAGTAATATAATCTTTTTCTGTAGTATTAATATAAAGAACCCCTGATAAATAAGAATTAGGGTGTGCATGTTCATGATGAAATTCTCCCTTATTAGTATAGTTAATCCAAGACTGAGTAATATAAGGAGTAGCTGTATTTTTAATTTTTAAAACATGTGTAAAATATTTTTTTAAATGAGATTCTAATATGTGTTTTAAATTTTTTAAAATTTTTTTATTTAAAACATATCTGTTTTTTGTATTTTTATTACCATAGTTTACTAATAAATCTTTTGGATTTTGACAAAAATAAATATTTTCTGTTTTAGAAAAAGGTCTTTCTATTTCCGATATATACACAGCCGTAGGAAATAGACTTCTTATAATAGGTTCTTTCATTATATATAACTTATAAAACCACTTATTAAATATTTGTTTTCTTTAGGAGCTGGTAAATGTGTATAGGCATGAGTAAACTCACTAGGCCATAAAAGAGTTAAACCTTTTTTAGGTTTTACTTTTACTTTTTGCCATAGAAAATTAATTTCTCCTCCTTCTTCAATGTCATTTAAAAAAGTATTATAAATTAAAACTCTTGAACAAATTAAATTACCGGCTTCAGTTAGAGCATTTCTTCCATAAAAATACTTATTATCCTTACTATTAGGAAAAAAATGAGAAAGAAGTTTTTGATTTATACCAAAAGATGAATTAATAATTTTATATTTAATACAGTATTCTTTTATACATTGAGTTAAAGCATCATCATATGCTTTTAACCATAGGTTTTTATTATGGGGGTATGTAAAAACTGAAGATAAATTTTTATCACTTTTTTTATAATCAGTACTACGTTCAAAATAATTAACAAGACCATCGCATACATTATCTTCAACAATATATCTTTCAATAAAATTAACTTTTTTCATTAATCAATTTTATTTAATTTATTATTAAATAAAACTCTTTCTTTTGCTAACTTATCAGTAAGTTTTCTATTTAATTGAGCCAAACTATCTAAAGTAATTTTTAAAGATTCATTTTGAGTTTTTAAAAAATTATTCATGTCGTTTTCAGAAAGTATTAGATTGTCTTTTTC